GTTCAGCATGAAGCAGAGATGGGAAGCCGCAGAGCACAATGAAAAGGTTCTTCGCGAGGGCCTTGAAGACGCCGAGAAAAGACTTGAGGCCGCGAAAAAGGCCGCCAACGCAAGGATTGAAGAGTTGATTGCGGATATTGAAGGGCTGAATGAACGGATCAAACAGCTCCGCGAGGATAAGTTCGAAGCAGAAAAAACCGCGATTGACGAGCGCAAGGATGTGACGGTTGGCACCACCGATGGGCAGAAAGAATGCAAGCCTTTTAGCAAGATTCAGTTCTTCAACAATGACGGGTTCCGTTTCATCAACATCGTTGAAAAGAGCGGATGGACGAACAGCTACAAGATTGACGATCTGACCGAGCTGGTCATCGAATAATAACAACACCCGCCCCGGAGGTTACGAGGGCAGAAAGGAGAAAAACAATGAAGTATGCTTTTTACATCAATGGCAATCAGGGATACGGTTATGATCAGGTTGAGGGGATCACGGTTGGCGAACTGATCGAACGGCTTCAGGAGCTTGACCCGGACGACGAATTATTCCTGAAGGACACAGGGAACCGCTACGGTGCGAATTGGCACAGCTTTGTTTCCAGTTGGTATATGTTCGAAGAGATCGAGGAGGACGAAGAAGATGCTGAGGATTAAGTTCAGATACGCGGACGCATGGAGTAACTGGAGATGGAAAGAGCAGGAGTGCGTTGTTGATAGCGTCAGAAAGTGCATTGAGCTTTACGGGCTTGGAGTTGATTGCGAGTACGAGATCATAAGCGTTGAGGAGGTTGAGTGAGATGTGGATTTGCAGAATGTGGCGTTGCGATTGGGAAGGCTGGCGGAGCGAATTTGAGACCTGCGACAGCAGGCAGGAAGCAACGCGGGCGGGTGAGATTTTCGTGAAACTTACGCCGGACGATGAGCGCCGGGAGTATGAAGTATATTTTTTGGACTAAAAGGAGAAAGACAATGCAGTTATTTGGCGATGGCATGAGGTACGTGTACGGAATGCGGCTGAGGGGCTTCGCGCCCCTTTGCCAGCCGATGGAAGGGCTGATTGAGGCGGAGTATGACGAGAGCGGCGAATATTACAGCCTGCTGACTTACGATCGGAAGCTGACGGACAAAGAACTGACGGACTACGAGCTGTCTGAGGTGGGCGAGTATGAAGGTTGAATATGTGGTGACTGTGCTGGAAGAAGATCACCCGCTGCGCGAGGATTTTGCGTACTGCGTGAAGCGTTTTAATGACGATTATTACAGCGGGCAGGGCCGTTACTGCAAAGAGGCCGAGGACGTCTACAAGTACCTCTTATCGGAGGAAAGAAAAAGAAACCAATAGTTTACAATCCGCGCAGACGGGAGTATAATAGACGGGAAAGGAGGTGATTATTTGCTTGATACGATGTTGAACAGGTACACCAAGGCCCGCGGTTATCGCGTTAATGACATTGCGCAAATGCTGGGGATCTCCCGTCAGGCCCTACACAAGAAGATGACGGGAAAGACCGAGTGGACAGCGCGGGAAGCGTTACAGTTAAAGAGCTTACTGGGCATCGCTGATAAGGATATGCCCGCGATTTTCGAAAAATAAGGAGGAAAACATGGACAAAGAGGTTCTGGCTATGAATGCCAAGTTACAGCAGAAGAAAAATGCTCTGCGGAAGGCTCTGAAAGAAAAGGGAGTTCTGAAGAAGGGCGAGAGGAACGCGTTTGATAAGTACAATTACTTCAGCGAGGCGCAGTATAAAGCGCTGTTCACTGAGCTTTTTTCAGATCACGGTTTGGAGCTGAAATTTACCGAACTTGAGTATCAGACTTTCGACGGCCCGGAAAAACAGGCAAACGGCAGGATGCCGCGTCTTCAGTTCACACTTATGGATATTGACACCGGATTCGGTGAGGACACGGTGATCACGGGAGAAGGAATCGACAAAGGCGACAAGGCCGGATATAAGGCTTATACTGGAGCGCTCAAATATTATCTCGCCAATACTTTCATGGTCGCGACTGGCGATGATCCCGAAAAGGATAGCCCGGACGCTAAGATGAACGAGAAGAAGGAGCGCAAGGCAAGCCCGAAGCAGATTGAGATGCTTTCCAGATTCTACAAGGGCGACAAGCTGGAGGCTCTGCTTCAATTCAACGGCATCGAAAAACTGGAGGATATGCCGATGGAAAAGGCGTCCAGCTTAATCACGAAAATTACAAAGATGGGAGAAAAGAAAAATGCAGGAACTGATCAGAATTGATAACGGCGTGGGCTTCCTTGCCCCGGAGACCATTGAGCAGATCGTGGAGTTTGAACGGATCGTTAAGGCCGCAAAGGAAGGCGAGGAAAAGCTGAAGGCGGCGATCCTTGACGAGATGGAAAATAAAGGGATTATTAAGCTGGATTCCGATAAGCTGGCGATCACTTATGTGGCACCTACCACGCGGGAGAGCTTCGACAGCAAGGCCTTGCGGGCAGACCTGCCCGAAGTGTATGACGCTTATGCCAAGATCAGCCAGGTCAAGGCGAGCGTGAGGATCAAAGTGAAATGACGACGTGGGAGATTGCGGGCCGGACTCTGGAATACATCGACGACGGGCATATTTATCTGGTGGACGGTGTGGTGGTTCCGAGTATAACGACGATCCTTAAGAGGCGGTTCGGGGGGATGTATGACGGCATCTCCCCGGAAGTCCTCAATAAGGCGGCGGAGCGCGGGACAGAGATCCATTCGGGGATTGAGGCCTATTGCAAGACCGGCGCGGAGTCTGACTGGGAAGAGGTGCGCGGCTTCAAGTGGCTTCAGGGCCAGTATGATTTTTCCGTCAAGGATTGTGAGGTGCCTGTAATCCTTTTCGACGATGGCGAACCGATTGCGGCGGGCAGGTGCGATCTCGTTGTCGAGTGGGGCGGGAAGATCGGCGGAGCGGATATAAAAACGACTTCGACGCTTCAGAAGGAATACGTCGCATGCCAGTTAAACGCGTATAAACGGGCCTATTTTCAATCCTACGGCATTGAGTGGGAATTTATATGGGCAATCCATTTGAAGGGCGTAAAACGCAAAATAACTGCTCTGCCGATGAACGAAAAAATCACTGATGAAATCATAAAGGAGTATTTTGAATGAACATTACAGTTTTGACTGGAAGGATCACGAAAGACCTTGAGCTGAAGCAGACGGGCGGCGGAAAAAGCTGGTGCAGTTTTACTCTTGCGGTTGACCGCGTGAAGAATGATGAGGCTGACTTTATCTCGTGTACGGCGTGGGGTAAGACGGCGGAGAATATGTGCAAATATCTGAAGCAAGGTGCGAAGATCATGGTCACGGGCCGGATTCATACCGGGAGCTATGAGAGGGACGGGCGGAAGGTGTACACGACCGATGTTGTGGCGTCTGCCGTCGAGTTTCTTGATAGCAAGAAGGAAGGAGGAGAAGCGAAGGCGCCCGATTTCACAGCCCCGGAAGAGATCGACGATGACGAGCTTCCGTTTGCGTAATGGAGCTATATCAAGAGCTACAGCAGAAGACGCACGAGCTTGACGTATCAATCAAAGCGTTGCGCAAGACCGGCACGGAATATGCGCAGGCGGAGCGAGCTTACAAGGTCAAGCTCCGCGAGGAGTGCTTAAAACTGCGGGATCAGGGAATGGCTATAGGAATGATTGATAAGACCTGCTACGGAATCCCGAGCGTGGCAGAACTGCGGTTTAAGCGTGATATTGCCGAGGTTGTGTATAAGGCCAATCAAGAGGCGATCAATAGCATTAAATTGCAGATGCGGCTGATTGAGTCCCAGTTGAGTAGGGAATGGGGGGCTTCGGTATGAAGTCCCTCTTGTCCAATGATCGGAAGTGCTATATCTGCGGCGCGACGTACTCGCTGCATCGGCATCATATCTTTTTTGGATCAGCGAACCGAAAGCTGAGCGAGCAGGACGGGTGCTGGGTGTACCTCTGCCCGGCACACCATAACGGCTCGAACTGTTCTCCGCATTTTAATCGAAAGATTGATCTGTGGCTGAAAGAAGAGTGCCAGATAGCGTGGGAAGGATTGTATGGAACGCGGCAGGACTTTATCAGAAGATATGGGAGAAACTACATTGAAGAGCGAAAATTACATAGTGATACAGGGCTGGATGCGGAACGAGCTTCAGCTAAAGGGAAATGATCTTCTTGTGTATGCGATCATCTACGGATTCTCGCAGGCGGAGAATCAGAAGTTTACCGGGAGTTTGTCTTATCTGGCTGATTGGTGCGGCGCAACAAAGGCCGGGATCATTAAAAACCTGCAGAACCTTCTGGGGCGCGGGTTGATCGAGCGGACGGATCGCTATATCAACGGGGTAAAGTTCGTTGAATACCATGCAACTGAGTTTAATGGGGTATTAAACAAAGTTGAACATGGGGCGGTAAACTTAGTTGAACAGGGTATGCAACTCAGTATACCCAATAATATAGAAGATAATATAGAACTAAATAATAAAGAGAATAATAAAGATATAAAGCACACCTACGGCGAGTACAAGCACGTAAGACTCACTGACAAGGAGCGGGACAAGCTAATGGATGAGTTTGGGGAATCGGAAACGCTGGCGGCGATCAAGTACCTTGATGAGTATATCGAGGAGAAGGGTTATAAAGCCAAGAGCCATTATTTGTCTATGCGCAGGTGGGTTTTCGACGCAGTGAGAAAAAGCTTGAAAGGAGGGGATCGGTATGGATGGCTCGATGACGCCTTGCATTGACGAGAAGAAGTTTATCAATCTCATGAAGGGCCTGAAGGCGGCTTATACTTCTGAGGCATTCCTGCCGGATGACAAGGCCGTTAAGGTATGGTATGCGATGCTGAAGGATCTTCCGTTGGACGCTCTGAGCCTTGCAGTTCAGAAGCACATAGCGACGGAAAAGTTCCCGCCAACGATTGCGGAGCTGAGGGCGCACTGTGCCGATATTATATGCGCCGATCTGGACGACTGGACGGAAGCGTGGAGCAAGGTTCTTGACGTGGTCAGCGGTTACGGGCTGAGTAATGGCCAGGAAGGAATTAAACAGCTTGATCCGGCGACGCGTGAGGCCGTGAAGCGCGTCGGCTACTGGGCGATCTGTAACAGCGATAACATCTCCATCGAGCGGGCCAATTTCCGCACGGCTTATGAGCAGATCGTGGCAAGGGAGAAACAGAACGCGGTGATCCCTCAGCGGCTTGCGCTTCAGATCGAGCAGAGGCGGCAAAACCTGCTCGAAGAAAAGCCAAAATAAAAGTAAAATAATAGTTGACAAAAAGAAAGATGCGAGTATAATAGATGGTGAAGGGAGGATGTGAAAATGAAGATGAGAACGGCATTGGTAAGAGGGACGAACGGCCTGAGCGTTAAGAGATACGACGACTATAAAAGCAACGAAGAGTTCGCGGAAGACCTCAGAGCCAACGGGTTTAAAGTCTTAAAGGTGTGGGCAAGCTACAAGAGCGACGCTGAAGTTGATAATTGGGAACTGATCAATAGAAAATAAATAAAGCACCCGCCACGGAGGTTACGAGGGCAGAAGGGAGAAAAACATGAAGGCAATAAACACCAAGAAAATGATGAAGGCGTTCGCCGATATGAATGAAGAAGTTCTCAAGAACGAGATCGTTCCGCTGGAAAACGCGATCAAAGAGGCCGAAGGCCGCGCGACACTGAGAACGATTCAGGCGAAAACAATTCTTATCGTTTTGAATGACATTGATTACAGATTCGCTTTTGCATCGAAGAAGTCCCGCGAAGGGCTGAAGATCAACGTGGATTATAATGCTCAGGATTTCCCGAACGCGTACAAATACACGCCCGAAAGCACACACTTTACGGCGGAATATAAGAACGGGAGCTGGCGGATCACTGGAGTTTACAGGGATCGGTGCAGGAGATCGGGAAACGAATATTTAATTACGATGCCGGATCAGTTGAAAGAAGCGCTTATCGCGCATTATTCGACCGCATATTATCTTTGATGAGGGGGGAAAAAATGATCGGTATCTGGGATTTAACGATGATCGCTATGGCGGTCGGACTGGGAGTTGCGTACTGCGTTGAAAAAATTATAGATAAGGTCAAAGGAGGAAAACATGGTGGAAAGAAGATTCGCGGGAGATAAGGTATACAAGAGCGTTTTCTCACGTATCGTGGAAAAAGCGGGCGCAACGCAGGAAACGGTCAGCGTAGCGGCGGGGTACTCAAAGTCGTGGATTGGAGGCAGGTTTATGAGGGGGGGGCAGGAATATGGCGTGTTCCGCAAGTCGGAGTTGGAGAGTATTTGCAAGACGCTTGACTGCACGATTGAGGAACTGACGGCAGTCCCGGCGGAAAAGGTTGAGGAGAACAAGGAGCAGAAAGAGGTTCTGGATGACGCGAAGCTGGAAAAGCTCCACGAGATGATCAAACAAGGGTTCCAGATGGTTCACTCAGACATTATGGCTCTTTTGGAATACGTCCAGCGGATCGCGAAGGAGCTGGAATGAACTGGCTTGCGTTGGTGTTATTCTTGACCGCGGGTATGCACGGAATGGCTTACCCGGCAGAGATGACCGTCACGGGGGTGGAGCGCGGGATCGTCACATTCGACGGCCTGTACTCCATCCCGGAGCATGAAGCATGGCGTATCGGCGACAGAGCAGAGTGCATCATGCTGACGAGAGGCACGGAAGACAAGAGCGATGATGTAATCGCTGAAGCGAGATATGTGTGGAGAAAGTGAGGGAGAAGATGAGCGACGAATGGAGAAGCAAGCCGATAACGGAAAAACAAAAGAAATATATAGAAGAGATGCACGAATTTTCCGAGTATCCGCTTCCTACGTTTGAAGGGACAACGAGGGGCGAGGCATCGGACTATATTGATAAGTGGACGAAATTTGCTCATGAGTACTTAGTAGATCCATACGAAATTAAACAAGATTATAGGTGAAAGTGAAGGAGGTGCTGAGTGAGTAATAAGATAAATGCACGAACCGACGGAGAGAAGCTGGCCTATGTGGAAGGTTATGACGATTGTTACAAGCAGTTTTGCAAATATCTGCGGACGAATCCGTTTGAGAGGGTGATGAACGCGATGGCGTGTATCCATGCCATGGTAAGCGCGACCGTTGAACAGAAAGGAGAAGACGATGATAATTAATATTCCGTTAAAACTTGATGAAGCAACAATTGAGGGTCAAATCAGCAAAGATTATGAAAAAAAGGTAAAAGATATTATTGCCAAAAGAATTGAGGAGGTACTTGCAGAAAAATACCGTGGTTATTGGAATGAGTCCCAAGCGCTGAAAGCAAAAAATGGTCTTGCACTAATGGTTCAGAATAATGTTAATGAGTTCTTAAACAACAACCGTGATGTAATCGTGGAAGCCGCCTCTAAGGAACTTGTCGAGAAACTGTATAGAACGAAAAGAGTAAAAGAGGCAGTAGCGAACGTGTTAGAAAAAGAAAACGGCGATGATCAATAAAGAGAGGAAAGGAGAGGACGATGAGGATTAAAATCACTGAAATCGAAGCTGACGCAAGGGAACTGAGGGAGAGCAACACGCTTGCGGGAAATCTTGCAAATCTGCTGTCGAGATGCTTTCAAAACAATGAGCCTTTTGAGGATGATTATGAAAGCGAGGAAGAGGATGAGCCTGATAAGCCGTGAGGCGGCGATAGAAGCGGAAAGGCAGAAAATAAAAGCGAGCGGCTCTATAAGTAGAGCAGATGCGATAAATGCGGTGCTGGATTTATGTAAAAAATGTGACAGTTGTTACTGTGGAGACTGTTTAGTATATGCTCCTAACACAAACATTTACGATGTGATTGATCTGCTTACATACCTGCCCGACCGCCGGTGGATTCCTGTCAGTAAGACACTGCCTGAAGAGGGAGTGCAGGTACTTGTTACTGATGATGCTGGTGGGCTTGCGACCATAGATGTGGATTGCGGCTACTTTGATGAAGAGTACGGACGGTTCGAATGGTTTCATAGTCAAAACGTAACTGCGTGGATGCCGTTGCCAGAACCATATCGAAAGGACGGTGATTGATGTGCGCTTGATTGATGCGGATGCACTAATAAAATATATACCAGCAGAAGAAATCGTAAGCAAAATGGCGATTACCAACGCTCCCACCATTGAGCCGGTGAAGTGGATATCTGTCAGCGAGAGGTTGCCAGAGCCAAACAACGTTTACAAAGATGTGCTTGTTTATTATCTCGTACAGAATGAATACGGCGATATGATGGTAGCAACGTTTATTCAATTCCCCGGAGGAGCAAGAGTATGGCAGCAGATGTATCAATACGGAGCAATTATGGAAGATATAGTTGCGTGGATGCCTTTGCCTGGGCCGTGGAAAGGAGAAGCAAATGAGTGACATTGTAGGTTGCGCAATATTAGCTTGTGTTATCAGTGTTGGATTTTGGGTAGTGCAACTAATAACTGCGGACAAAGAGAGCGAAAGCCTTGATAGAATATCAGATGTTCTTAAGGATATTCTTAAACAGATGAAGAAAGGAGAGGATAATGAGTGACGATCTAATAAGTAGACAGGCGGCGATTGAAGTGCTTTCACTTGACAAAGAACTTCTTAGTCGTGCATTGGATGACATGGATGTAGTTGGCACAGACAGAGAGAAATATTCGTGGGGGCTTGGGCTGATTGAATCGTATATCTCCGATATGAAAGATTTGCCATCCGCACAGCCAAAGCGGAAGAAGGGGCAGTGGTGTGAACACTATAGCCACGAAGATGGAGAACGTGACGGAGTTCAATGCAGTGAGTGCGGAACGCACTACTACTTTGGCGGGCAATTAATGAATTTCTGCCCAAACTGTGGAGCGAGGATGGACGGAGGTGCTGAAGAATGAACAACGATAAGAAAGCTGTTAAGGCATTAAAAGCTGCACGATCTTTGATTGATTATTTAAACAGCGAAGAATCGTTTTGCAATAATACCATGTGGGTTGACTCAAGGGGGTATGCCTTACATACGGACATTGGGTATTTCTTTGAAGGGTTAAATGGGCTTACTGATTTGCTTGTAAAACGGTGTAAGGGCGCAATACCAGAGTTCCCTATGGCGTGCGTAAAGTATAAAGAACGGGAGGGCTAAAGCAAGAAGAGAATGAATATAATTTCTACCCCAACTGCGGGGCTGACATGAGGGAGGGATGCGCATGGAATATATTTTCGTGGCAGTAACGCTTTTAATTGGCTTCTTTTTTGGCTTTCTGTGCGGGAGGAGCGGAGCGAGGATGGAAGGAGACGGAGATGACCAGTAAGGAAGCGGCTGAATACATCAGAAGACACTTGGTAGAAGATGATACGAAATGGGACAAAGCGATGCACTTGGCATACTGCGCTCTACAGAAGCAGACTCCAAAAAAACCGTTGCAGGCTTGTGGTCATGCGACAGAGCGTTGGATGAATTACTGCCCGATATGTGGACAGAGAATTGACTGGGAAGGAGAAGAGGATGCTGACTAAGGACGAAGCATATGCAGTGGCAGAATTTATTGACGCGAACATCTTTAACGCGATCCGAAATGACCTTGATTGGGATTCTTTTTATGCGCTGAGGAATTTAATCCGCGCCTACGAAAAGTGTCGTAAGATAAGCGGATATGTTGGTGTAACCGATTTGGCGGAAGGAGAAGGGGATGGTAACGAATCAGAGCATGTATGATGAGATGTGCGAAGTGTATCGGAGGTTCTTGTGTGGAGAACTTGTTGAGGTGACAAGGTGCAAGGATTGCATACACAGAGACGCGGAAAATGGTATCTGCGAAGGTCGAGGATGGCCAATGCAATTAGTCCCTGACGATGGTTTTTGCGACAAAGGGGAGGGGAGAAGATGAGTGAATACGTTAAGATAAAACGGCGGCTCTATGACGAGTTGGTCGAGACCAAGGCCAAGTATGCCGTCCTGTGCCAGATGATAGAGGCACTGAAAAAGGTCTACGAAGAGAACGGCCCGAAAGGAGAAGAGGATGGCAAACAGACACAAACTGCATATCTCCAAAACAGAGCAGTTTAAAAATTGGCTGATTACAAATGGGTGGGAAATATTGCCGCTATCCGATAATCCATTCGAAGTAATTAGGGCAGTAAAAAGACACGAGAGATATTTGGTGATATATCGAAAAGCAAGAGCAAAAGAGCATTTGTCCTATGCTGATAGAGATGCGGATATTGTTGGGCAATTTTTGAGGGAGAGGAGAAGAGGATGAGTAGAGAATACAGGCGAATATATTGTTGCGGAGACTGTGTGTGGTATTCTATGAAAAAGCATAAATGTATGATTGGAGCCAAAAATGAGGGAAGTGGAAGAGAGAGTTTCTATCGGGATTGCCCTTTTCCGATATATGAAGAAGAGGTGGAAGGAGAAAAAGATGAGAGACCTGACGCAGTTGAATAAGGTGGAGCAATACCTCAAAGACAAAAATATCCCTTATGAAAGAGAAGACAAGGAGGATAAACTGGTATCCATCGAGAGAGACGGCAAACATTACGTAGTATATGAGCAAATGGAGTTCCATCAGATTTGCGTTCCCAGCCGGGAGCGCAGGGACTGGGATGTTATCTGCCATCGCGGAAGCTATGGAGCGGAACGAGGGTTGCTGGAAATCATGGGAACAATCGTCCGGCCCTGTGGGGACTCAGTAGAGGGCTGGTTGACTGCGGACGATGTAATCGCGAGGATTGAGGAGAGCGGAGGTGAAACAGCGTGAAAAAAATAAGAGTGTTCCTGAATCTTGCAACTGGGAGAATAACTGACAGGGGATTCACGTTCGGATCGGAATGCGTGAAAGAGTATGATTTTGATTCACATGATTTCGAGTGGAGTAATGGGGTGTTCAGGATTTGCAACGAGCTATGCACCGTTTTGCTGTTGCCGATGGAAAAGCTGAATTATGTGGAGGTCGTGGATGAAGACACAGAAACAGCAGATACTTGAATATATGCAGATCATGGGAGAAATAACGCCGCTGGACGCCTTACAAGTTTTTGGCTGTATGCGGCTCAGCGCAAGGATATACGATCTGAGGAGAGACGGACACAAGATCAAGATGGAAATGGCGAGCTCCGTAAACCGGGACGGACAGGTTGTTAACTTCGCGCGGTACAGATTGGAGGAAGAATGACGAAAAAGCAAAAGGAACTGTGCGAGATTTACAGCGCGTTTGACGCCGACGGGAAAACACACTGCTACGAATGCCCATTGGTGATTGATCTGCAATCCAGGCAGTGCATCGCTACACTGGAGCAGACGATGAACGGAGGGAACCCATCTGTCTCGGTGTTTGATAAAGAGGAGATTATCGAGAATTGCACTGTTCAGATCCTTAGCAACAGCACCACCGGCGAGGTGTCAATCGGATGGTGGAAGAATTGACAGAAGGAACGAGGGATGTTATACTGTATACATGGAAAAGATTTGTTTACTTTGCGGAAAGCGTGATATTAGACAGCCTGTGATTAAGACCAAGACTGTGATCGGTTATTACAGGCCGCTGGCACAGGGCGGGAAGCAGGAGGCCCGGAACATGTTTTCCTGCTGTAAGTTCCATAAGAGACTGTATGAGTCTTGGGGGACGGAAGAAGAAAAAGAAATTGCGCGCGGAATCATTAAGAGGCACCTTCAGAGGGTGTACCCGGATTGGAGTGAAGAATGTACAATGGACAGAAGGTAGTTGTCTGCGGAGTGCCGTATACGATCATCGAAAAAGAGGACTCGTTTGATTCTGACGCGACACATTTCGGTCAGATAGACTATATTAAAAACGAGATAGCGATCAACGCAAAAATGGCGGACGCGCAGAAGCGCGAGACTATCTGCCACGAGATTGTTCACGCGATGTGCGTGCATATTGGACGTGGAGACTTAGCCAATAACGAGCAGTTCGTTCAGACAATGGGGAACGCGATCTATAACACTTTTGATTTGAGAATAGCATGAAAGAAGACACGATAAAAGTAAATGTTGAAACAGAAGGATTTGAAGAAGCGCAGGAAAAAGTCGAAGCTTTGGTAGATGCGTACGACGGATTCCCGGCGCAGGTAACGATCAAAAACTGTAAGAATTGCACGATCAATATTTACCCGTTGCAGACAAAAATAAATGAGTACGGAGGGCCAGATGGAGCTGAAGATTGAGTATCTTGCAGTAAAAGATTTAAAGCCCTACAAGAAAAATGCGAAGAAACACCCGGAAGCTCAGGTCGAGCATATTGCCAATAGTATTAAGGAGTTTGGGTTTCGTCAGCCGATTGTGGTCGATAAAGACAATATATTGGTAATTGGGCATGGCAGGCTTTTGGCGGCGCAGAAGCTGGGCATTGAAAGCGTGCCTTGTGTTCGTGCCGATGATTTGACGGAAGAGCAAATAAAGGCGCTTCGGTTGGCGGATAATAAAACGAATGAGAGCGAATGGGATTTTGACATTCTCAGCGGCGAGCTGAATGATATATTTGACATCGATATGGAACAGTTCGGCTTCGAGGTTGAGCTTGCTGATGAGCCATTAGAGATTGTCGAGGATGAAGTACCTGAAGATGTTGAGGCAAGGTGTAAGCTGGGCGATACATGGCAACTCGGAAACCACCGACTGATTTGTGGAGATAGCACCTGCATTGAGACGGTGGACAGGCTGATGAATGGCGAGAAGGCAGATATGGTATTTACAGATCCGCCGTGGAATGTCAACTATGGAGCACAGCAAAATCATCCAAGCTATAAACCACGACAAATTATGAACGACTCCATGTCGACCGAGGACTTCAGGGAATTCATGCACAATGCGTTTAAGGCAATGAACAACGCATCAAAGGCGGGGTGCATGACTTATGTCGTTATGTCGGCACAGGAGTGGGGAAATATGATGCTTACGCTGGCGGAAAATGATTACCATTGGAGTTCTACCATCATTTGGAACAAAGACCAGCTGGTGCTTTCAAGGAAGGACTACCATACAAAGTACGAGCCGATTTGGTACGGCTGGAAGGCTGGCGAGTCTCGCCTTTGTCCGCTGGAGGACAGAAAACAGTGCGATGTGTGGGATTTCGAGCGTCCGAAGCGATCAGACGAGCATCCGACAATGAAGCCTGTGCCGCTTGTGGCGAGGGCTATAATAAACTCCAGCAAGAAAGGGAACAATGTGCTGGATCTCTTCGGCGGCTCAGGATCAACACTGATTGGTTGCGAGCAAACGGGCAGAAAGTGCTTCATGTCCGAACTCGATCCTAAGTATTGCGACGTGATTATACAGAGGTGGGAGAACTTTACTGGGAAAAAGGCAATAAAAGTAGAGGGATAAAATGAGCCCAAGAGAACAGTACATAAACGAGATGCAGCGGCTGGCAACGGCCATCTCCAAGACCAAGTCCGAGAAGCTAAAGACGGACTATCAGAAGCGGCTGAAGAAGATGAGGCACGAGCTGAAGATTTACGATGCGCTTCAAAGGGGAGAAAAGATATGGGGAATGAGAAAAGCATGACGGTTAAAATGGACTTATGTTTATATTACAAGGGGGGGGGTAAAATAGAGAAAGAGTTATTTTACTCCGGTGAAACCCTTGAAGAAATAGCGAAAGATTCAGACAACGATAACAATGAACTGCTGCAATATATGCTTACACACGACGACAAAGGACAAAAAGCTTTTTGCTTTCGCGGGTTTATGTTCATCAAAGAAGGCTTGCTTGCAGCAGAATTAAAGGAAGCAGAATACCAGGATTTGTAAAATGGCAAACGAACAAAACTTGATCCCACAGGCACATAAGCTAACTGTCGAAGAAGCGTCGAAAGGCGGGAAGGCATCTGCGAAGGCGAGAAGGGATAAAAAAGACCTTCGCAAAGCGCTTGAAATACTGCTTGAAAAGAAATACACAGATAAGGCCGGGAAAAAGATTCTCGGCACGGATGCTATCGCGGCAAAGCTA